TTGTGATTGCAGGTCTCGCGCTATTCTCAATCCCAGTCGCATTGATCGCCACAGGCGTAGCCTTAGCTGCGCTCGGCTATACGCTAGGAGATCGTAAGTGAGCATCCTCCGTCGCCTTCTAGGCACCGAGCAACGCAATGTTTCTGGCGGACAGTGGCTCAGCGATAAGCCAGCCGAATCGTCAGCCGGAGTCCAACTCAATCAGCAGAACGCAACATCGATTGGCGCGTTGTACGCGGCCGTCAAGTTGTACGCCGACACCGTAGCGAGCCTCCCAGTTGGTGCCTTCATCCGTGACGGCGGCGTGCGCCGACCGGTGACGCGACCACTCTGGATTGATCGGCCCATCCCTGCGAACCCTAACTACACTGGCTTCCAGTTCCGCCACGCTGTTGTGTCAAGCCTGTTGCTTGACGGCAACGCCTTCATCCTGTTCCTGACTGACCGCCTTGGCGATGTCGTTGAGACGCGCGTGCTTGACCCACAGAAGGTTGAGATCCGAATGGACGAGATGGGCGCACCGATCTACATCGTGTCCACTGGCGACACCGCGTTCAGCGTTGGTCCAGACCAGATGGTCCACATCCCACTCTTCGCCACCGCTGGCACGATGCGTGGAATGTCGCCTGTCGAGCATCACCGCACGACACTTGGACTCGCCTCTGCCACGCAGCTCTACGCTGCAAAGTTCTACGAGAACGGCGCTGCTCCAAGTGCTGTCATCAAGGTGCCAGGTGAGTTGACGCAGGATGTTGCGGACTCCCTCCGCGCATCGTTCAGCCGTCGCCACGAAGGCGTAGAGAAGATGCACAAGATTGCAGTCCTGACCGGCGGCGCAGACTTCCAGCAGATGAGCGCAAAGATCAGCGATATGCAGCTCGTTGAGACGATGCACTGGGGCGTTGAGTCCATCGCTCGCATCTACGGCGTGCCACTCCACCTGCTCCAGTACCCAGGTGGCAACACCTCTTACAGCAGCGTTGAAGTGATCAGCATCGAGTGGCTGCGCCTAGGGCTTGGTCCACTCATCGCGCGCATTGAGGCAGGACTTCAGCGCCTCATCGTTGGTCAGACTACCTTCATCAAGTTCAACATTGACGGCCTGCTCCGCCCTACGACCAAGGAGCGAATGGACTCCTACGCCGTCGCGCTCAACTCAGGCATCCTCAACCTCAATGAGGTCCGAGCGCTAGAGGATCGACCACCGCTCCCAGAGGGCGGCGATCAGTTCTGGAAGCCGCTCAATATCGGCACCGTAGGCAAGGAGCCAGAGGCGTGAGCTACATCATCGTCGACCTAGACGGCACGCTCATCCTTGACAACGAGCAGCCGAATCAGCCGCTGATTGATGCGCTCAATGAGGAAGTAATGTCAGGCGAAGCAGAGATCATCGTGGTCTCTGCGCGCAAGATTGACCGACTCCAAGAGACACGCGCCTGGCTGCAAGAGAACAAGGTTGCTGGCGTTGAAGAGGTTCACCTCAATGACTTTGAGGGCAGTGCCTTCGCCACCGGTTTCCCATTCAAGGAGTACAAGTACGGCCTGCTGAAAGAGCAGTACGGCGCAGAGTTGATGACTGCGATTGACAATGATCCAGCCGTACGCGAACTGGCACGCGGTCTTGGTCTTGAGGCGTACTCGCCTGAGGAGTATGTCGCTGACGAGCAGCGCGTCTTGCCAGATGCCTACCGTCCTGCCGGAACCGACGGCGCACCAGAGGGTCAGAACTGCGGCAACTGCTCGTTCTATGAGGCTGGCTATTGCAGCAAGTGGGATGCCCAAGTCAAGCGAGATTACTACTGCGCGGCGTGGGCACCAGCCGAGGGCGGCTATCGCGCTGTCTACGAGGTGCCGAACTACATCCGTGACGCAGCTGCTCGCGGCTTGTCATTCGTAGAGGACGGCCGCGCAGGCGAAGGCTTGCAGCCACAGACCATCGCAGAGGCGCGCGAACTCGCAGCCGGTCGAGCAGACACCGACAAGGTGATCCGTATGGCCGCCTGGATTCGCCGCCATCGCGGCGACTGGGAAGGCGTACCGCAGAACAGCGATTCGGATAACCCAGACTTCCCAGGTCCAGGCGCTGTTGCTGGATTCCTTTGGGGTGTGGAAACAACTGACCGCGACGCGACTGATCGCGTACTCTCGTGGGCAGATGCTTTGATCGCAGCTGAAGATAGGGAGATTGTGGATATGAAAGAGAAAGAAACTCGCTCGGTACCAATCGGTGAGTTCCGACTTGCTGAGGCTGGTGCTGACGGTCAGCGAACCTTCACCGGCTACGCCTCTATCTGGAACAGCGCCTCTGCTGGACTCCCATTCGAAGAGAAGATTGCGCCGAACGCTTTCAAGCGTTCACTGTCGCGCGCTGCCGCAGGACAGAAGATCATCGCCTTCCTCTTTGGTCACGACGAGACACGCGCCCTTGCCACCACGGCAAGCGGTCGCCTGGTCCTGACTGAGGATGAGACTGGCCTTCGCGTTGAGGCGAAACTCGACCCAGCCGATCCAGACGCAGCCAAGGTCATCTCGATGCTGACGCACGAGAGTGCCGCTGCTGGGATGTCGTTCGGCTTCCAGAAGGTTCAGGATGCGTGGGATGGCAACAACCGCACGATCAAGGAAGCCAACCTCTTCGAGGTGAGCATCCTTGCCGCCGGTGGTCAGACCCCTGCCTACCCTGCGACCCTTGGTCTCACGGCAATCCGCCAGGTCACTGCGCCAAAGATCGGCGTAGAGGCAGAGGCGCTGCTTGCCACACTGGAAACAATCAAGGCTGGACGCGAACTGTCCGCCGAGGAAGTGGTTGTGATTGATGCTGTCCGTTCCAAGCTCGCGCCAAAGCCTGTGGGGATTGATCCGTCAATCGCCGCTGCGCTGCTCGCGATCTCGGCGGCAGAAGGTGACGCACTCTAGGTCACGAGCCACTGCCCCACCGCCCTGAGTAGGCGAGTCCGCAGATCAGGTATCCCACCAAGGAGCGCATAAACAGATAGTCCGCCTATGCGCGGAGAAAGGATGCAGACAATGTCTGACATCGCAAAGCTTGCTGACAAGCGAGCGCATCTTTTGGTTGAGGCTCGCGGCATTGCCGTAGAGGCAGCCGACAAGGGAATCGCCCTTGAGGGTGAAGACAAGGCACGCTTCGAGAAGCTCGTTGCTGAGGCTGGCGTTATTGCCGAAGCCCTCCGCGCCGAGAAGGCTTCTGACGAGGCTCGTAAGTCGGCTGACGAGGCTCGCGCCGAGTTCGCCGCTGTTGTGAATCCAACGGCTCCTAAGGCCGCCACGGATAACGACCGCCTTCGTGCAATCGGTATGGCTGCTGGTGTTGATACTTTCGAGTATCGTGACATCACGACCTCAACCGGTCTCGGAAACCCAGTCTCGGTCTTCAATCGCGTCAATGTGATTGCTGGCCAGATCAACCCATACATCAACCCAGCAGTTGTGGATGTGATCCAGGTTGCCACCGGCAACAACATCAAGTTCCCAACTGTGACCGCGCTCGGCACGACGGCTGGTTCAGTCGCCGAAGCTGGCACGATCACGGAAGATGACTTCACAGGGTCGGCTCTGAGCCTTACCCCAACGAAGTTCGCAGTACTTGTCCAGATCTCGGACGAGCTGATTCAGGACGCAGCGTTTGACATTGCGTCGATGATCAGCGAGGCCGCTGGCCAGGAGATGGCGATTGCCCACGGCGCAGCCGCGAGCACCGCTGTCGTCACCGCTGCTGGTACCGGTGGAACGGCCGCAGGCACCGTCGTATACACATACGCCGAGCTTGTTAACCTTCAGTACTCGGTCAAGCAGCAGTACCGAAACGCCGCGAAGAGCGGTTGGTTGATGAGCGACACGGCTCTCGGCCAGATCCTTGGCACGACTTCATCGTCGCTGCCTTTGTTCCAGCCAGGCGGACAGGGTGGCGTTGATCGTCTCCTTGGCAAGCCTGTCTACACGGCTCCTGGCATTGCGGTCCCTGCGACCGGTGCTAAGGCTGTGCTGTTCGGTGACCTTGGTCAGATCAAGACCGCCATCGTTGGCGGCGTGACTGTTGAGGCTTCACGCGAGTACGCGTGGAACCTTGGCCTTGTTTCGTACAAGGTTCAGGTCCGTGGCGCGACCGGACTTGCACAGCCTTCGGCTGTCAAGTTCCTGAAGAACGCCTAATCAACTAGCTCGGCTAGTTAGTGGGGATGGGGAGCCGCTTCGGCGGCTCCCCTGAACCGCAAGTAAGGAGAACAAATGCTCGTTCGACTTTGCAAGCGACGCGGTGAATATCCGTCAGGGGCTTTCGTTGATCTGCCTAAGGCAGAGGCGGAGAGCCTCATCGGCTTTGGCTTGGCTGAGGCTGTTGCAGATGTCGACGCAGAGGCACCAACGCGGCTCGTAGAGCGTGCCGCAGTCAAGACAAGCACCAAGACAGCCACCCTGCCTACTCAGGCTGTTAGCGTGGCGGAAATCGTGGAGCCTGAGGCGTGAGCCTCTCTGCTGCGGTTGTGACCATTACGACCAGCCCAACGCTGATTGCGACTGGCTTGGTTGGCGCATCGTGGCTCTACCTTCACGCACCAACCGGCGGCAACACAATCTTTGTCGGACCAAGCAATGTGACTACGGCAACAGGATATGAACTGCACAAAGGCGAGATGCAACAGTTCTGGCTTGCCGAGACTGACAAGCTCTACGGTATCGTCGCTACATCAACACAATCGCTAATGACAATGCAGTCAGGAGGCCGCTAAATGTCGTACGCAACACTGGCGCAGTTCAAGGCTGCGGTTGGGATCACCGATAACACCGATGACACCGCGCTTCAGAATGTGCTGGACGCAACCGACACGCTGATCGATCTCTACTGCGACCGAAAGACAGGATTCGGCACCGCGACCGAGACGCGCTACTACACCGCTGAAGCCTATGACTATGTGCTGACCGATGATCTCGTGAGCGTCACGACGCTGACCACCGACGATCTTGAGAACGGCACCTACTCAACGACTTGGACTGCCAACACAGACTTCCAGCTCACGCCAAAGAACTACGCGCTGGACGGCTTGCCGTACACCGGCATTAGCCGCAGCAACGCCTTCACCAAGAACTTCCCTAAGGGCATCTTCCTTGGCGTGAAGGTGGTCGGCGTGTTCGGCTTCCCTGCTCTCCCAGCCGCTGTCACGCAGGCTGCAATCATCCAGGCAGGCGCTGTGTGGAACAGCCGCACCGCACCGTTCGGCGTGATCGGATCTGCTGACCTTGGCGGCATCCTGCGGATGAGCCGCGCCCTGCACCCAGAGGCGGCGCTGATCCTTGAGCCGTACCGCAATCGCGGTGGCTTGGCGGTATGACCGACCTGACGATCCTTGACGCAATCGCCACGCGAGTAGAGGCTGCGACAGACCCTGCTGGGTACACGCTCCGCAAGTGCTACGCCACTCCGCCGGAGTCACTCCCAATCACACCGTGCGCGGTCCTCTTCCCAGGTGGCGACCAGATCAGCATCGGCAACGGCAACCGCACCACGGTGCTCACGGTCAACATCGTCATCTACCTGCTACCGATCCCACGGATGGATGAGAAGTACCGTGACCTCTACACTTGGCGAGCGTGGCTACGCACCGTGTTCGATGGAGCTGTGACCATTAGTGGAAACGCGGCGCAGGTGGCAGTCACCGGTACTACACTCGGCACAGACACTTACGCCGATCAGGACTACCTGACGGTTCAGGCAACTGCGGAAGTCACGGTGCTAGACACCGTGGCGTTCACCGCGTAGAGCAAGGAGAACTTAGATGGCAACCATCGGCGCAAAGGCTCTGACGCGAATCGCTACTGCGTCGCAGGCCGCTTTCGGAACCGCAGCTTCAATCGGCACCGCCACTGGCGAGATCCTCTTCAACGAGACAGTCGGCTCAATCGACTTGGGCGTGACCGTTGACCTTGGTGAGACCACTTCGGTTGGCAAGCGCACCGCCATTCAGGCGACGCGACCAACCATCACCGGCAAGGCTCCAGTCCTGACCATCGCTGAGGGTCCTGCTTCAATGCGAACCCTTCCGCTCATCTTTGATGCCATCGGCGGAAGCACCACTGGCGCAGGGCCATACACCTGGACTTGGTCGCCAACGCAGGGCGATGTTGACACGCTGGTCTTCTACTCCTTCTTGGTCACCGATGGCGTGCAGAAGTATCTCGTGAGCGACGCTGCTCCAACCGAGATCACCCTGTCAGCAGACGCAACAGGGCTGCTCCAGGCTGGCGCAACCTTCGCTGCGACCACGGTTGCAAGCTCAGCGCTTGCCTTCCCTACGGCGATCCCTGCCAACCCATTCTTGGCTGGGCGCTTGATGAAGCTCAGCACCGATACGAACTTCCCTGACAAGAGCGGCACAGGCGCGACCGATTACGCCTCTATCTTCAACTTCAACCTGTCGATCACGACAGGCGTTGGGATGGTCACGGCGCTTGATGGCAGCCTGACGGCAGCCACGGCCGCGCTGACCGGCGTGCTTGATGCAACGCTGACCTTCACGGTTGCGAGCAACTCGGCAGCCACGACCTCATTCCCAATCAGCGACATCGCCACGCAGAAGTACCTGCGCCTATTCGGCACTACTGCCGATAACTACGGTCTCTGGATTCTTGGCTCGTGGGAAGTGGAGAATGTCGTGCCACTTTCAGCGGATCAGGATGGCGTGGTGGTCAATGAGGTCACCTGCCGACTGGCATACGATGTGACTTCAGGGAAGAGCCTTGAGGTCATCATCGACTCGCCACTGGCAACAGCGCCATAAAGAGCAGCGCCTAGAGCGCTAGTAGGAGGATCAATATGGACACGGTAAAGATCGCCCTAGAGGGTGAGTTTGCTGGGTGGACAGCCGAGCTGCGAAAGACAGTCTCTGCGCGCATCCTGCTCGACTTGGAGTCAGGCGAAGCGTCACGAGCGCTCGCAGCGTTTGCCAAGCTGGTGGTCACGCATAACTTCAAGGGGCTTGATGGCAAGCCTGTTGACGATGTGCTGGATGCACCGGTGGACGCACTCTCGCAGACGCTTGAGGCGTGGGGTAAGGCGAACCAGCCGGACCCCAAGTAAGGCTCGCCGCCAGGCGGATGGCGATTGGACAATCTATCTCGCCTCCGCCGGAGATCATCTTCCACCTCTTAGGCGAAAAGTTTGGGATGTGGCCAGATGAGGTAGCGAGCCTACCGCTCGACCAAGTGCTGCTTGCCTGGACAATCCACGCAGAGATGCAGCCGAAAGGGAAGTGATGCCAGCCGCTCTAGAAATCAAGATGCAAGGGCAGATTCGAGCAGAGGCGAAAGCGCTGCAAGATGTCTTCCTAAAGACACTTGGCTGGAAGGGCGTTCGCAAGCTAGAGCAGTTCGCCGTTGTCAATGCTGCTCGTGCCTATGCGCCATATGTCCGCGCCGCTGCGCCGAAAGATGTTGGCGGACTTGCCAAGAGCGTGCGCGGTCGCCGCTCTCGCTATCAGCGGCCTGGGGCTATCGTCGGACCTACACAGGGGAAGAAGCAAGCCTGGTATGCGCGCTTCGTAATCTACGGCTCAAAGCCACACACGATTCCAAAGACCAATGTGGTCGGTCAGGCGATCAATCGTCGTCTTGATGCAGCCGGTGCTGGGTACTCGGTGTTCGACCAGGGGAAGATTCAGCACCCAGGAGCGCGAGGCAATAACTTCGTCTTCCCTGCCGTAGAAGCAAATTATCAAAAGGGCGCGGACGCCTTTGGCGCGACTGTGGTGCTGCTACTCAACGATGAGGCTAAGCGCGCTAAGGTACTAGGGCTGGAGATTGAGTACGCGAATGGTACGGCCGCGAAGTGGCAATCACACCCAGCGCTCAAGCATTGGAACAAGCCTGACTATGTCGGACCACTTACGCCGCTGCAAGCCTTCGCACGCAGCAAGCGAGAGGCAAGCGACAAGGTGAAGGCAATCGCTGCAAGCGCTCGTGTGCGGCAGCTGCGCCAAGACGCAAGGGTCTTTGGCATCAGACCAAATATGTCCAACCTAAGAGCAGGATAGGAGTAGAGCGTGGCATCAACCGGCGGTATTGTCTTCGCGCTGACGGCAAGGGACCTTGCCTCTAAGGCGGTTGGCAAAGTCAATAACAGCCTTGGCAAACTAGGAACGGCTGGCAAACTTGCTGCCGTCGGTATCGGCTTCGCCTCTGCTGCAACAGCAGCGCTCGGAAAGATTGCACTCGACGCCGTTCAGGCTGCTGCTCAGGATGAGCGCCAGGCGATCCTGCTCAACGCAGCACTCAAGCAGCGTGGACTGCTCACAGAAGGTCTGACAAAGCAGATTGACGAGCAGATCATCGCTATGGGTGCGCTGGGCATCTCTGACGATCAGGTGCGCGCTGGTATCGAAGTAGGGTCACGATTCTTCACGAGTCGCAATATGCTGCTCAAGGCGAATGCTGTCGCGGCCGACATTGCTGCCGTCACAGGCACTGACCTTGCAGAAGTTATGACCATCATCGGCAAGGCAACTCAGGGTCAGACGAGAGGTCTCAAGGCGCTCGGCATCCAGGTCTCAAAGAACGCCACCTTAGAGGAGATCCTCACGGCCGCGACAGAAAAGTACGGCGGCACCGCCGCAGAGATCGCTAACTCAACGAGCGGCAAGTTCGCTCGATCTCAGGTGCGATTCAACGAGACGCTCGAAGAGCTTGGCTACCGGCTGCTACCCACAGTCAACAAGGTGATGGACTTCCTCGCCAAAGAGGCTCTGCCAGCGTTTGAAGCAATCGTCCGCACAGTTGGTCCAGTGCTTGACGATCTGATCACCAACTATGTAGCACCTCTGGTGCGCTCCTTCGGCGAACTGTTTGCCGTGTTTGAGGATGGTGACATCAACCTGCTTGTGGTTGCGCTCACGCCGCTGAAGATCTTTCTAGAGGCACTGAAGATCACGGTTGATGCGATTGTCTTTGGACTCAGGACGCTCTTCGCTGCTCAGGGCAACCTGGGTGCAGCAGGTACGACCTCTGCCGGATACTCGCCGTACCTTGCCAACGCAGTCGCCTCTGGAACCTTTGTTCCACCGATGGGAGGCGGAGCTACCACCAACAACATCTTCATCGGTACAGGCAAGGTGGACACCGTCGTCACTGACTCAATCAACCGAACTGGCACCTTCAAGCGCGGTCGCTAAATGGCAAACCCATTCAGCCTGATCGTGGCTGGCGTTGACAGCGGCGCGAACCTTCTTGACCTACCAGCTCCAAGTGCTACGACCACGCCGTATGTCGATCTTGGCAGTCTCTCGCTCACGCTCTCAGGCGACGGCAACGGTGGCTCAATGACCTTTGATGTGATTGAGACCAAGACTCCAGTGGCAGGACCGTGGTGGCGCTCTGGCGCAGTCCACGACAATGCGCGCGTCCAGTTCTTTGACAGCCGCTACAGCGTCTCGTCACCAATCTTCCTTGGCTATGTGACCGGCATTGATGCGCGGATGCTGGAGAACGGCCTTGGCTCGCGCGCAACCGTCACTGCTGAGGACGCAGACGGCTGGCTGCAAAAGACCATCATCCGCAACGGCACGACAGGTATCCGAGCGACCTCCTTTGTGGACTCGTTCACGCTTGGCTCGTCTACCTCTACCGACCGAGACATCATCAACGGCTTGCTGGCTCGCGTAAACACACAGGTCAACGATGCGACCACTCGACAGATCCTAGACACGAGCGTGATCAGCGGCTCTACGCGAGCGATCTACACAGGCTCCGCGCAGACCATCGGCAAGCAGACCTTCAAGGCATCCACGCTGCAAAGCGCTTTGGATCAGGTCGCTGAGGCAGCAGGCGGCATCGCTGACATTCAGTACCGCTACTGGGTTGATACCGATGGGAGACTGAACTACGGACCAAAGACCACAGCGCCAACCTACGCCACGGCTCCGGCAGAGATCGTCACCGATCCTGCAAGCGTCCAGACTGGCAGCGCCTCCATCGTGACGCGCCTGCTGGCACGCGACCTCTCGGTCAATCTCGATCACTCGGACATCGTCAAGGGGATCTTTGTGCAGGCTGACTCAGCCTATGCGCGCTACGACAGCAACCAGACCTTCCCAACGGCTCCGACCAACGACCCATACTTCCGCACCTACACAGGCACCTACAGCCGCAACGGCGCTGGTCTGGCAAGCCGCAGCGGTCCTCTGGCGCACGAAGTGTTCAGCGCGCCAAAGATCGTCGCCAAGGCGGATCGCGGCGCAACCATCGGCGCTCTCGCTCGCGCCACGATGGTGACGCGCGGCAAGCCAGTACGCAGCGTCTCGTTCACCATTGCCGGTGGCGACCTGAATCAGACCTCTGCGCCAGATTGGGAGTATGGCTACAGCCAAGGCTATGCGCTGACCGCAGCGGCAACCTACACGCTCGTCAAGGCGTGGCTGCCAGGGCAGTATGTGAAGCTCACCGCTCCAGCGCTTGACCTCTCTGCCGCTATTCTCTACATCCCCACCGTGACGATGCGCTTCGCTGAGGGCGGCGGCACCTACCAAGTCCAGTATGAGATCCAGGCGGACTTCCGCCGTCAGTATCTGAAGGGGCTGCGCGGCCTCATTGCAGGAGAGTAGAGATGGGTAAGTACGGCACAAACCTAGAAGGCTTCGGAGCATTTGAAGGCGGCGTAAACGCCGACAAGGGCGCACCGCTCGTTAGCACATCGAGCGACGGCGAGACTTCGCTGCTCTTTGGTCCAGCTGCGCTCCGAGAGATTCAGGCAGGCGTGGCGAACGGCGACTTCGCCATTCCGCCGGATGCAGCTGGCGACACGATCACCGCCGAGAACCCTCTGCCGTACTGGACCTTCACGGATGTGAACAGCGCAGGGGCGATCACCTGTAAGATTGAGAATGCCAATTCAGCATCAAGCAATATGCTGACTTGGACGGTCGCGGCGAATACCCCAACCGGAAAGACGGCAACTATTTCGCGTTATGTTCCAGTGCCATCATCAAGAGACACATCCTATGGGTCTTGGCTTGAGTTGTATGCAGCTCTCGGCAGTGCACATACAGACCGTAAAGTCATTATGACTTTGCAGTTTTATATGTCTGATTTCACGGCTGTCGGCACCGCGATCACGCGAACATTTAGCTTTGCCGATTTTTCTGCGGCGCGAACAGCGGTATTTCTGTATGGTGATAACTCTGACAGATTGATGATCAACTACTTGGCAACTTTTGCAAAGATTTCTTTCTCTATTGAGACAACTGGAACCAATGTTGCTCAATCGCAGATTTCTTTTTTTGAGGTAAAGACCCTTCTTAGCCAGCCGATGCTTCTTCTTACTCCGAGGTCCTCTGGCTCCGGAGGTCCTGCATCAATCTGGAAAGATGCAGACGCGCTATACATCTCTGCGGATATTCCAACTACGGCATCGGCTATAGGGGCTCTATCAACAACTCGACCATACATCAAACTTGATGGAACTGAGATCACCAATAGCTCTGCCACTACTATCTCAGGCGACCTTACAGTTTCAGGCACTACCCAGTTGAACGGCGCAAACTCCAACTGGCTCGCACGCATCACTGCTACGGCAACGCAGTCGCTGACCAACAACACTGCGACCAAGATCACCTTCAACACCGCCAGCGCTACGCCCACGACTGACTCCTACGACCCACAGACCTGGTTTGATAACGCCAACGACCGCATCGTGATCGGTCAGGATGGCTTCTACAACATCACCGCAAATATCGGCTTTGCCACCAACGCAACAGGTCGGCGGCTCGTGCAAATCTTTGTAAACGGCGCAGACCGTGGCAGCGTGCAAGTCGCGGCACTTTCTGGAGCCACAACATTGCTAAGCGTTTCAACTAATGTCTACCTAGTAGCAACAGACTATGTCGAAGTTCACGCCTTGCAGCAGTCAGGCGGCGCGCTCAACACAGTGTTTGTGGCAGGCGTGTATCCAGTCCTTAGCGTCGGAAGGATTGGCGCGTGATGGACGCTGAGCTACAGGCACTAGAGAATGCGCTTGCGGCGTGTGCCGCCCACGGCTGGCAGGTCACCCTGCTCGATCAGATTGACGGCGTGTGGACTGCTGGCGCGTCAGACGATATCTTCGGCGAGCCACTCGTCACCGGCACAGGCGCGACGCGCACGGCCGCGCTGCTCGTGCTGACCGCTGAAGTGGAGGCACGATGACCCCACGCCAGATTGACCAACTGATCGAGCGCCTGGACTCGCACTCGGCGAAGCTCGATCAGGTGCGCTCAGATGTGGACAAACTCAAAGGAGGACTAGTGGCTATCGGTGCGCTGTTGTTCAGCGTACTTGTGCCGCTACTCGCATCGCTGCTCGCTAAGTGAAGCGCGCCGCGTTCCCACTTCTAGGGATCGTCTTCAGCACGCTCATCTTCCTGCCCATCGTGCGCGCAGCAGAGGGCGAGATTAGCCGCACTGTCACCGAGACGAGAGACTACTTTGTCGTGGTCACCGAGCCAATCCGCTTCACCGCACGCACCCTGCTGTGCGACGAGCCAGGCGTGCTGTGGTGTGCGACCCCACCTGCCGGTCACTTTATGGACTCGGCCTTGTGGCTCTACAACGAGACAGGATTGATGCTTGCCTCTAGCGATGACGATGGTCTCTCCTACGCATCGCTGATCCAGATCAACCTAGAGCCAGCCGTCTACCGGCTGCGCGCAGGTCGATTCGGACCGTGCAACGCAAACGGCTGTATGCACCCAGAGGAGCCGTTCCCAACAGGCGGCTACTACGAGCTGCTCACCAATCTTGCACTCGTCCTTGATCCGACTCCGCCTGTCGCTTCGCCGCCACCAATCCCATCCGAATTGCCGAGTGAAGAGCCAAGCGTAGAACCGTCACCAAGTCCTGAGCCGTCGCCGAGCGAAGAGCCGTCGCCGTCTCCAAGTCCAAGTCAGGAGCCATCCTATGAACCTTCACCTACACCAACCCCAGAGCCGTCACCGACTGCCACACCCCAGCCGTCGCCCACGGCCGAGCCGTCGCCAGTTCCTACTCCGACAGTCACCCCTACTCCTACTCCCACTCCTGTACCTACTCCTGAACCGTCAGTAGAACCAACACCGACCGAGACTCCGACACCTGAGCCAAGCGTGGAGCCAACGCCTTCACCATCACCGTCACCAGATAACATTGCGGAAGAAGCAGCAGCGGTCGTTGGTGAGACAATCGCCGCAGTGAGCGAAGCAGTCGGAGAGGCGGCAGCCGCAGTTGCGGAGACCGTCACGCAGGCTGTGGAAGCCATCGCCAATCTCGGCAAGGATCTCTCTCCGGTCGAGAAAGAGAAGGCTGCACCGGTCGCCATCGCCATCATCGTCGGTCAGGTAGCCAGTGCGGCCGTCGCCGCAGCATCGACCGCCAGTGCAGCAGCTGCAAGCGCAGCGAGAAAGGCAAGCAAGTGATCAAGCGCATCATCGTTGACCTAGTAGGCGGAGCCTGGACAATCCTAGGCTTGCTCTTTGCTGTCGTTGTTCTGCCAGAGGGCGACACGCAGTCCACAATGGCGACGCTGTTCGGTGGGCTGACGATCATCTGGCTCGTCACAGGACCACTTAGGTGGATGGAGGAATAATGAGCGCAGCAGATCACATCGAGCAGATCCACGAGCAGGGTTGGACGCGGATCAATACCGCGCCAGGTGAGTGGGTGGCACTCGTCCTGAACACCGAGAACAGCGCCTTTGGCGGCACGCTCTGGAAGCAGGGCGAAGACGGCAACGACTACTCAGAGGGCTGCACGGAGGGATTCCCTGTCAGCGCCGCTCTGGACTTTGACGCAGCCGGTCGAGCAGTCGCCGTGCTGATCAAGAAGGAGAACGCAGCGTGAAGTACAAGGTCAAGTCGCAGCTCTACGCCGACGCAGAGGCGCAACTCAAAGGCGCGAAGCAGATCCTAGATGACTGCACCTGGTCATCCTGCGCGGCCGCAGTCTCGTGGGCTTCTGGCTACACCGTGGACTACACCGCTGCTCAGGGAGTCGCCGCATTCGAGAAGGCGACAGGGCGCAAGGACAAGCAGGGGATCAGCGATGCCGGTGGCTC